ATTCCATGTATCACCTGTTTCTAAAACAGAATTACCAAAAAAAGATTTGTTTTTAAAAGTCCACCCAGGATGATGATGACCACGTACACTATCAGTCCATTGATAATCAAAACCATCTAAATGTAATCCTAAAACAATATGACTAATAGTCTCATTATTTTGTAAGGCTCCACTTGCAGATCCTTCGCAAGTAGTTTCTATGTTTGTAAAATCATTACAACCACAGTTTTCTGAGTTAATAACTTCTACCACTAGATCTCCAGTGGTAAAATTAAAGTCGGTAATAGCAAGATCGCACTGGCCAGTGGCCATGAACCCGTGGAATACGAGCATTGCGATGAATATACGTTTCATCATGTGTAAAATAAAGTGTTTGAGGTTCTAGACCGAGAAGTTAAGTGTCGCCGTTGCGACTGGTCTAATAATATATATCTTCGACATTACAGATATATAATATAATAATAAAAAAAATATATTAGTCTAGCCTCTAATCCCTAAATGTATTGTGCCTGACTTGATGTAGTATATGAGATACTTCAAATTATTCATCTTATGTTTTATCCTGGCGATGCCTATTGTCCATGCGCAAACTACTACAGTAAATTTAAGGTCACTTAAGACTCACTATGGTGGGAATCAATCAGGTCAATATTATACAGGTAATGCTAACGGCCATACAGAATTTGATAACATGGTTAATCTTGCTGATGGTGGTACTACACTTCATTTAGATACAACGGTAGATATAACAAGTTACGAAGGCCCAAGAGGTGGTAATCATACTCCTCAACAACTATGGAATCCACCAAGATGGGGTGGAGCCGGTTCTCAAAGATATGCAATTATCTATACAGGTTGGTTTAAACCTAATAAATCAGGAACATACGGGTTCAGAACATATACAGATGACTCACATGAGTTTATGATTAAAGGAATTGGTAAGACCGATGATATAGTTACTAAACATTATGGTTGGAATGTGTGGGCTTATGGTACGGCAACCCTAGATAAAAATACATGGTATGAGTTTGAATATAGAATACAGAATTTTGGTGGTGTAGGTGCTGCAAATTTTCAATATAAAATACCAAGTAGTAATACATACAATCAACTTAGTCCTAATCATCCATTTGCAGAATGGACTTCTACAGATCCTAACGCAGTACCTATCACGGCGAGTGGTTATATTAAAGGAGCAGAAGAACAAGGTATTGTAGGACAAACTGTTTATCTAAAGACACAGAATAAAAATCAAGTTGGTTTTTCATATACAACTCAAGCAACAACAACAACAGATTCAAATGGGTATTATTCTTTTAATACCACATTAAATTACAACGATTACGATTTTACAATAGATATTAATCCATCATTAGGAACACTCACAACCTCAGACATTAATTGGTTTCAAGATAGGTTATTATCTGACACATTCAGTTCAAAGGATTATTGGAGAATGGATGTGAATAATACAGGTTCGTTCTCTGTATCTGACATTTATCTAATGCACCAAAGAAGGTTGGGTAACATAACCAGTTTTATTGGTGGAGGACAAGAAATATGGAACACAAATTCCTGGCAAAACCCGACCATTTGGCCGGCAGTTGCTGCGGATTCAGACGATAAAACGATATACGTTGGTTACGGATCATGGTCTCTATTTGATTTAGCCAATGGAAATCAGACAACATTCTATTTATTAAGAGTAGGACATAAAAATTAAAAAAGTAAAAAAAAACGATGAAACTTAAAAACATTTTTCTAACACTATCTTTGCTAATTGGTACGATGACTGTCTTCGGGCAGACGACTTCACCTGATGCAACTAAACCTTACATTATCTTTGATTCAACTTATAATTTAGAATCTACATCATCAAGTTCAAACACAACATTTGACATTTATTACGATAATACGTCGGGTAATGATGTTAAAGGTATTCAATTCTCTTTCAACTATGATAAAGATGTATTTGATGAACCAACTTTAACGTATAACAACACATCAGGACCTATTGGATATTTATCCTATGATGTTGATTCAACAAACGGGGTTGTAAAAGTAGTATGGGTTTATGACGGAGCAACCACCACCTTCAATATGACTGCTGGTAATATGTTTACAGTAGATATCCCTTTTTTAGATACTTATACAAACGCATCAGTAAATGATGTAGATTTCAGTACTGATCTTACCGCTTATTATGTAAAGACCGATGGAACTGATGGTATATTAGGTACCTCAGATAATGGTGGTAACTTTATAGAACCTGCATTTGATTATGTTGCAACTATCTTAAATAGTGGAACAAATCCAGCTGAATCTATTCCTGTAATTTTACAAAAATCATCGGATGGTTCTTCTTGGACAGATGTCGATACAAAAACTACTGGATCAGATGGGAAGGCAACATTCTCAGAAAATTTAGACCAAGATTATTGGCAGATTAGACTTAAGATTGCAAGTGGATTAGATGCAAGTACAGCACTATCAACTGCAGATGCTAATATGATCGCACAAATTGCTGCGGGAGTACAAACAACGTCAGGTATACAATTTTATACGGGTAATCCAAATCAAACAAATGGTGTAACAGCATCAGATTCGTATATGGTATTCGCAAGGTTAGCTCAAGGTAACTCAACTTACCCGTCTAACCCAGATGTTTTATTCTTTACTGAAGCACAATATAATACTATTAATGGTTCAAGTTCAGACCAATCAAGTTCTATTCCAGGTCTAACGGAATTTTTATCTCCATTAATTAATAGCACAACTACGGGTAACTTCTATATGTTAATATTAGGAGACGCCAACGGAACGGGTTTAAATTAATATGAGGATATTACTACTAACTTTAGTATTAGTATTCACAACAAGTGTACAGTCTCAGGTCGTATTTAACGTACCTGAGATCGATGTACCCGTAAGTGATTATATTAACCTACCTGTAGAAATTGAAACTGCGGGTGAGATTGTTGGTAGTCTTGAATTTGCATTGAACTACGACCCAAACTATTTAGAGTTTGTGTCAATTAACATAACACCTAAAGCACAAGAGTGGTTAACATATACCATGGATTGGGAAGGTGAAACCGTTAGATGGGGAGGTTATGACGCTTCCTTTGGTAATTTTACTATAAGTAATACGACAGAATTATTTACGGTGAGGTTTAGGGTTACTAATCAAGATTGGGATACAATTCCAATTACGATAGGTAGAAAAACTGCCGGTACAGAATTAGGTTGGGATGTTGAGGTTGAAAATACTGATGGGTATGTAAATAAACGATCGATGCCTTTTAATACCTCACCAACTGACGGTATTTATGGGATTGTTTATCCTGTACCAACAAAAGGTCCGATTACATTTGACCTAACAGTACCAGATAATGGGTATTATATGATTAGAGTATTGAATTATGGTGGATCAGAATTTCTAAAACAAAGAAAGAAGTTCTTTGCTGGATGGGTACAATTTCAAATGGATTTATCTTCATTACCACAAGGTGTTTATTTATTACATATTACCAATGGACAATTTGTCAAAACATTTAAAACAATAAAACAATGAGTAAGAATAAAGGATTTTTTTCGGAAATTAAAAACCAAATAAAAACAGGTATTGGTTTAGTTATAACAGCGGGTTTCGGACTATTAATTGCTAACATGCAATCAATATTTGAACCTAAAGAAGATGTTGTAGAACAGACACCAACGATAGAACAAACAATTAGTATCCCACCATCAACTAAAGATACAATAGTGATATCTAAGACTATAAAAATAGAACCAGTTAAACCTAAAAAAGAAGAGGGAGAAATAACATGGTAAGAGTTTTATTAATTATATCGATGTTACTAAGTTTTACCGCTAATGCTCAATTAGGTAAAACGGAGACAGAAAACTATAAAGGTAAGTTTGAGCAAGATGCCGATATCGATGAGGTATCAGATTATATGTTGGACTATCAATTACCTATTCAAGTATTAAACATTGGATTCACACCAGAACTATATGAATTTTATCCTGAACTAAGGGAGAATAGAGTAGGATTGGGTGTGAGTAATATTACATTATCTTATTTAGAATGGACCGATAGATTTTTATTTACAGAGGATAAAGAAGACATTAAACAGAGAATGGTTAAACAACATAAAGCATCGGCAAAAGGTATATCATCAAATGATATTAAGGTTGTTGGTAATGTTGTATTAGCGGAATATTTTGTTTACGTCGAAATATACGATTATTCGGTATCTGAAGAAGAGGAAGTCACAATTGACGGGGTGAAAACCGTACTAAAAACCATTATTGGAATGCAAGTAAGATTTGTTAATGCTGAGACTGGTGTTATTTTTACTGGAAGTGGAAGTGGTGATGCAATAACAATTAAAAGAACTAAAATTGGTTCTGTGAATAATGTTAAGTTTAACAAATCAACAATCGGTATTGCAACTAAAAAGGCGTTAGAATCTGGAACGGCCCGTATTGTAAAAAGAATGATTAAACGTGGGATATTTGAAGAATAAAATAGTAAGTGTACTTTTATTTTTATTACCATTGGTCAGTTATGGTCAGTGGTCCTATACGTTTACAGATCCTTGTACTTTAAATCAACAGACAATTCAAATGGGTTCAAGTGATGAGATCGTTTTGAATTATTTTGGTAATGTTCAGACATTTACACAACCAGACTTCACTAACGGTACTTTTGATTCATGGATGAGTTTGGTTACTCAGTCTAACTCTTCAAACCCATGTCAAAGTGTTACTCAAATCATTACAAATAATACAAATGCAATAGTAGTTCAAAATACTATTACGGTAATCACAAATATAATGAGTGTTTTAGGTGGTGATATGTTACCACAGGCACTCTCCTCATCAGGAGTTCCCGTGGCGGAAGCTATCGATAACGCATCTAAAAGTAAAAAGAAGAAGAAAAAGGAAACTAAATCCGATAACCCCAATAATAGTTCCGATAACGAAAATGGGAGTGAAGATAATAGTAGTTCTGAACAGTCCAACGGGGAGAGTTCAAATGAAACCAACGGTAGTCAAAGTGGTACTAACGAAAACAGTAGTCAAGGTAGTACTAACGAAAGTGGTACATCAACAGAAGGTACTACAACAAAAACAGAGGATGAATCAAAAGAAGGTGGATTGGGTATGTCTTTAGCTAATTCTATTTCAAATGCAGTTGATGGTGGAGAATCAGATAATAAAAACAGAGGTTCATTAATCGCATCAGGTGATATTGTTGTTATTGATAATCAAGATAACTCAAATGGTCGTCAAGTAAAGGTAGTAGGTTCTATTACTAGTGCGAACACAAAAAAGAGTAGGGTTCAAGGAGCACTATTTACATACACAACCGTGACGAACGATTTTAGTTTAACTTTCTACAAATCATGGATTAACCCAAATAGAACATTTAATCTAGTAGGTGCAAATACTACAATGACTAATTTTAACCAAAACCATTTAAACACAACAACTGTATTAGAATCGTTTAAATTCGGTAAAAAGAAATTTACAGGAATGATGGGTGCTAATTTCACAATAGGTAAATTGGGTAAAAGAGAACTACAAAATATATCCGCAGTTAGTGGTGTCCATAGAAATTTCAGAGTAACACCAAAGATTACAACATCTGCATTGATATTAGGAGTATATTCTCCGTTTACACAATACTATGAAGGTCAATGGTGGGATCCTGGTGTTCTAATAGTACCATTTAGTTCTTGGGATATTCAAATTACAAAAACATTTAAATACAACATTAGTTTTACTGGTGTTTGGCAATCGGGTGGAAACGCATTAAACTACCAAATACTAACTGGTGGTAAAATTAGATTCTAATTATGAAAAATTTATTAATACTCTTATTATTTCCAACCCTACTGTTTTCACAGGTTGATTGTTATTCGATTAAATCAGTAACCACTGAAATTGAAATGGAGGAAATAAGTAAAAGAAGAATCACGTTTGGTATCAAACAAATGATGGAGGATATTATCTCAGATAAGTACGATTTATGTATGAATGGTAAACCCGTTAATGTTGTCGTTCAATCAATAGAGTCTCCACAAACAGGAATTCAAATCGGTCCGTGGACAAAGGTGAGTAAAAAAACAATAGTTACTTTATTAATCTATATGGATGGGAAAGTAATTGAAGTGGAGGGGAAGTCTAAATCTACAGTGAAGTCCACGTTCATAGATTTACAAAACGATGATATACCTTTCAGTAAAACAACGTTTTCATCTGCAATTAAAAAGGCCATTGAAAAGGGGTTATAAAAAAACCCCAACAAGGTTTGCTGGGGTTTTTAGGTCTATATTGGTTTCAACACCAATAATTTAACGAGAAAAAACGAAAAGGTATTCGACAAAGATTACCTTTGATGTATAAATATATATATTTTTTAAAAAAGTCAAGTTTTTAGTTAAATGAGGGGTATATTTTTTGATAATTCCACATTTCCTTCACTAATTTTTAGGATAACATCAGATTCCTCCGTAATGTCTCCTTCTAAAATCTTATCACTTATAAAATCCTCACACAAGTTTTGAATGATTCGTTTTATTGGTCTCGCACCATACTCTTCTTCAGAATTTCTATTTAAAACTTCCTGAGCCACACTACGATCAAATTTAATTTTGTAGTTACTCTCAATTAATCTCTTAGATAATTTATTTAATTCAATCGTAACAATTTTTCTAAGTGATTTGTCCTTTAATTTATTAAATACAATAATATCGTCGATCCTATTAAGGAATTCAGGACTAAATTTTTGTTTTAGAGATTTTTTAATAATTGAGTCCTTAACCTTAGCTCTATCATCATCTGATGTAAATCCAACTCCACCACCGAAGTCTACGACTTTCTTAGCACCTACGTTAGATGTCATAATTATTAAAGTATTCGTAAAATTAACTTTCCTCCCAAAAGAGTCTGTTAATCTACCCTCATCTAATATCTGTAGTAATATGTTAAAGACATCTTTGTGTGCCTTTTCGATCTCATCGAATAAAACAACCGAGAATGGGTTATTTTTAATCTTTTCAGTTAATTGTCCACCTTCTTCAAACCCAACATAACCTGGAGGTGACCCGATTAATTTAGATACATTGTGTTTTTCCATGAACTCACTCATATCAACCCTTATAATCTTATCAGGATCACCAAACAAGGTATTTGCCAAAGTCTTAGCCAAATGTGTTTTACCTACACCTGTAGATCCCAAGAACATAAAAGAACCGATGGGTTTATTATGTCCCTTAACACCAACTCTATTTCTTCTTATAGATTTAGAAATTATTTCAACTGCATTATCTTGACCGATCACATTCTTAGAGATTGTTTTCTCTAATGATAGTAAAGATTTAGTCTCTTTAGTGTCTAATTTATTAATAGGTACTCCCGTTATGTTAGTGACAATATTGTAAACATCATCTACCGTAATGGGTTTTCGATTTAATTGTTGTTCGTCATTCCACTTTTTCTTTTCATTGTCTAACTTCTTAAGAATTTTTCTTTCTTGATCTCTGAGATTTGCAGCCTTCTCGTAATCTTGATTCTTAACGACATCTAATTTTTTAAGTCTAACGGATTCACAACTTTTCTTTAGTTTCTCAATTGAGTCAGGTATTTTTACGTTTATCTTTTTTTCTGAACCTAATTCATCTAACACGTCAATTGCCTTGTCAGGAAACTGTTTGTCCGTAATAAATCTTTTACACAACGTAACTATTGTTTCTATAACATCCTTTTGATAGGAAACTCTGTGGAAATCTTCATACGAATCTTTCAAGTTTTTTAAGATGTCAATCGTCTCAACAGTTGTTGGTTCATTCAGTATTATTTTTTGAAATCTCCTTACGAGTGCACCATCTTTTTCTATATTCTTTTTATATTCATCAAAAGTGGTTGCCCCAATACATTGTATCTCACCCCTCGCAAGTGCGGGTTTTAATATGTTTGCAGCATCCATAGAACCCGAAGCGTTACCCGCACCAACCATCGTGTGTATTTCATCAATAAAGATAACAACGTTAGGTGCGTCTTGTAATTCATTTAAAATTACCTTAATCCTTTCCTCAAACTGACCTCTGTATTTTGTACCCGCAACTAAAGATGTTAAGTCTAACGACATAATTCTTTTATCTAAAAGATTTGTGGGACAGTTACCTGTGCTGATTAGTAGTGCGAGTTTTTCAACTAATGCGGACTTACCAACACCAGCATCACCTACAACGATAACATTATTCTTTTTTTTACGAGATAAAATTTGTGCAATTCTAAGTACTTCTTTATCCCTACCTATAATAGGGTCTATATCACCTTCTAACGCTAATTGTGTTAGATCACGTGAAAAATTATCAAGTACTGGCGTCTTACTACCTTTCTTACTCCTCTTACTTTGGGATTGAGTTCCCTCTTCGAAAAAATCTACTGACATATATAAAAAGTGTTTTAATTAAAGATACATAAAATTGTTCCAAAAGTCAAATACATTAGACTTCAATTTAATATTGTCATTGTGTCACGTATAATTGTTATACTTGTGACAGAATGTCTCATTTATGGTATTGGTATTCAATTTGATATTATGTGTATTATAAAAACTAAAAATTTAAAGTATGATTTTATTTAGAAATGATCCATGGATCAAATTTGTTGATGAGTTTTTTGACTCTAAGACTGAAACCACCCAACAAAGTGGTGTTGTTAACGTACAAAGACAGGAAAACGAGGAAAAGTATGAATTACAGTTTCTTGTGCCGGGTCTTAATAAAAAGGACATTAATATTGTCGTAGAAGAAGATTTTCTAAAGGTTAAATATAATAAACCTGAAGACTCCTCATCTTATATGGGTACATTTGAAAGGACATATAGTTTACCTGAAGATGTCGATGATAAGAAAATCGATGCTAAGATTAAAGATGGGATTTTGTACATAAATTTTCCCAAGACTAAGAAAAAGAGTAAACAGAGAACCATTTCAGTTTTATAAATTAGACCCCCAATTAGGGGGTTTAATTTTTTATAGATATTTATATGATACATCGGACTAACTTGACTTTGTCTGTATAAATTGTTATATTGAAAGTAAAATAAAATATTATGGCAATTACATCAGAAAAAATCAATGGAAAGGAGATTCTTGTCGAAATAGAATCGTCAAACCTAAAGTCCGCATCTTACAATACGGAAGATGAAACATTGAAAGTCACCTTCAAAAGTGGTATTGTTTATGAGTATTATAAAGTTCCGTGGGAAAAGTTTACAAAACTTAGAATGGCGGAATCGCAAGGTAGGTTCTTTAATTTAAATATTGGGAGATCCTATGAGTACAAGAAACTGTAATGAAGAACAATCAGATTGTTGATGAATTAATTGAGGAAATAGGTAACAATCAAGAGATAGTAAAATCTTTTGAAGTGAGGAATTCATTGTCCACCGACATTTTTGAAGGTAAGGATGGTGAATTTTTTATGCATAAGGACATAAGAAAAAAACTTATGGATGTTACTGAGAAATTCATGGACTACTTGGACATTGAATTTTTTATACATGATGTGATCTTGACGGGGTCACTTGCAAATTATAATTGGTCAAAATATTCGGACGTGGACCTACATATATTAGTAGATTACAATGAAACAGATTATAATTTAGATTTACTTAAGGGGTTTTTTAATAGTAAAAGAAGTCTTTGGAATAAACAACATGAAATTTTAGTTAAGGGTTTTGATTGTGAAATTTACGTCCAAGATGTAAGTGAACCACATCACGCCTCAGGTATCTATTCCGTATTAAATGATGAGTGGTTAGTAACCCCTGTTAAAACAGTGCAGTCAATTGATAAAAGTATGATATTAAAAAAATCAGAAGATTTTGAAGAAAGAATCGATGATATATCAGAAAGGTTCGATAAAGGGGAGGATGTTTTAGAAGACATAAAACTCCTAAAAGTTAAACTGAAAAAGTTTAGACAAAGTGGTTTAGACGGCGGTGGGGAGTTCTCCTATGAGAATTTGGCATTCAAATTATTACGAAGAAATGGGTATATAGGTAAGTTGCTAGATATCCAAACTAAAACCACAGATAAGAAATTATCTATAGAACAATAGAGATCAATATATTTTTCTCGATATTGTTGTATTTATAGTATAAGAATAAGTTATAAATAATTATTTAAATATGTCAGATCTTAGACCATTGGGTAGTGAAAAATTACCTGTAGATGAAAAATTAAAAAGGATTATGGAAATTGCCAATTATGGTAGAACCCCTAAATCCACAATTAACGAGAACAAATTAAACAAAAATGTGGAGTACCTTATGGTGGCTGACAATGGAGTTTATGGTGTTGTTAGAGAAGGATCTTCGTACTATGTACAGAAAGGTATTAACGAATCATCCCTTGATTATATCGGTGGAATGTTTATGAAAGACAAAAATAAATTTTCGTCTTACTCATCGGCATTAAAACGATTAGAACTTATAAGTGGTCAAGAGACACTTAACGAGGCTAAGAAATACGTATTAAAAACCAAGGATGCCGCACCTGTTGCTGACGTACCTGTAGAGGATGTACCCGCAGAACCTGTGGCTGATGCACCTATAGACGACGCACCAATAGATGACTTACCACCAGCAGATTCAGGTATGGAAGATGAAATACCATCTGAAGAACCTACAATGGAACCTGAAGGTGAAGAAGAGGGGAAAAGATCAGACTACATGTCAGAGATACAAAAATTTTCAGGTAAACTAGGACAATCATTGAGAGATGTTAAAGAAAAAATGGAAAGTGATGATATTAAGTATGTTATCAACATGGTTCTTTCTGCTGTCAATCTTGATGCATTAGATGAGGAAGATAAAGAAGAAATCGTTGAGAGGTTCGAACCTAAAGATGATTTCTCTGATGAAGAAGGAATGGATGATATCCCATCTGAAGATTCAATGGACGACGAAATTAGTGACGAACCATCTGACGAAGAGTTAGATGAAATAATGAGCAAATTGGAAAGTTTTATTGATACCGACACTATTGTTGATGAAGATGAAATACCAGAAGGTGATTTACCTGAATCAGAAAAAGTAGAAGAAAAAAGAATAGAAGACATTGCAGACTTAAGTGTAAGACACGAAGAGGTATCTGAAATGGAAGAAGACGTAGAACTTGACTTAGATGAACTCAAAAAGGAAATCAACAAAAACGTTGACGATACTTTGAGTAAATACTTTAAGTAATATGAGACTTATCTATATCAATGAAATTGGTGCCGACTATAAAGGTCAGAAACAATATGAATTTATTTTTAGTGATCAACTCGAATTTGATATAGAGGAGTGGTATCATATACCCGCATCTACTAGTGTGGAACCATTATCTCCCCATTTAGAATATATCAGTTTAGTTGGTGTACTTAAAAATAGTGACATTGATTTAGAACTAATACAAAAATCTGATTACTTTGGTGTAATTGATGCCGTTGACGGTGTTGTTTCATTAGGGTGGGAAAAATTCGATTATGAGAGTGAGTTCGAAAGACTTACATTTTCATTTGGTGATAAAATAGATAAGGTTAATAAAAAAATAGAATCAAGAGGTTTCACTCTAATAAAAGAAGAATTAAATTATAATACGGGAATATGAAAAGAAACGTAATAGTAACAAAACTTTTAAATGAGGGGTTCACCGAGAAGTTCCTTTCTAAACTAACAGATAAACAAATAACTGAATTATCAAGTAGAGTATTGTCTGAGGAAACCTTAAATATACCTAAAGACGATCAACAAGGTGTGGAAGACGCAAAAAGAAAAGGTGAAAAATTTGTTACCTATGAAGAAGAAACTGAAGAAGACGAAGAGTTAGGGGAAGAAGAAACAAGTATCGAAGAATGGGTAGAAGGTGTGGTTAAAGAAAACTATCATACAGAGGTTACAACTAAAAAGGAGATATATGAGATGATTGGTGCACTTTCAGACTCACCTGACGCATTAGTTGCGGCTCAAGATTATTTTAGCGTAGATGAACAATCTCCTGAACCATCCAAACCTGATACCGATGCACCTGTAAGGGAAAAACCAACAACAAGGCCAGGTAAACCAAAAAGAGAAAACCCTTTTGAACCAAAACATAAACCAAAACCTAAGGCTAAGTTACCAAAACAACTAAGTTTTGATTCTATTGGTCTTGATTTAAAAATGGCAGCAGAATGATTAGTAAAAAAGAATTATTAGAAACTATAAAAGGTTTAAAAGAAATGCCGGTAGACTACGGAGATAACCCTGAAAGAATGACACCTGACGTGGAAGATAAATTAGCGTCAAGAGAAACACCTTATAAAGATAATCCTTCATTTCCTGAAGAATCACCGGAAGGTGTTGCGTCTAACTTTGAAGAACTATTAGCATCCAAGAGATTTAAGGATGTTGTCGCAAAAGTAAAAAGATATACAGGTGAAGAAGGTAATATAACGGATCAGAATGTACTATCTCAATTAATGAGTACTATGCAACGAACATTGATGAGTGTTTTACGATTTGAACAAGACAATAAAGAATATTTAGAGAACTTAGCAGTAGAACTTGTTAAGAAAGAAATGTCACTACCTGAAGACACACTACAATTCGATGCGAAATTAGTTGGTATAGGTGGTATAGATTCAGAAGGTTTTTCTAAGGAATCAGAAGATCCAAGTGAAGAAGAAGTAGAACAACAATTTGGTGTAAACCCTGAAGAGGCTGAAGATGGTTTAGAAGACTTTATGGATGCGATGGAGAAATTTGATCAAGAAACTGCGAAAAGAAGATTTATAAATGCACTAATCCAAGGAGCGTCCAAGAAAGGTCACTATATGTTTGAATTGGTAGCTGACGAATTAACTCAAAGAGACCCAAACATCGTAAACCAATATGGTGTTTTAATGTCGGTCAACGATTTACTTTATTGGGTACTACCTGATGAAATGATGGAAATGGGTATGGGTGATGGACAACAAGCCGGAAAAGAAGAAATAGATACAGAAACAGATCCTCCTACAATTATCGCAAGAGCGGTATTTTTCCCTGCATTGATTCACGAAGTAATAAAAGGGGTGATGGAAATTATGGGTACACAAGGTTTACCTGACGATCCAAGATCTGCAGAGATGGTGATGAATAAAACTGACACTTTACCTTCAGAAATTTGGGATTTAAGATTAGGACCAATTATTTGGGAGAAATTTAGATCTTCATATCCTGATAGGTTAAATCAAGAAGATATGACACACATCCAAAATTATCTTTTCTCAAGATTTTCTCAATTAGATGCTGAAGAATTTTTCAGAGTTGCTAAAGAGATAATGAGAGGTTCGGCGATGGGTAAAAGTATTTTAGGTAACATGGTAGATCAGATTATTCAAGATTTACAAAATGAAGATTACGAAGAGGACCAATATAATAGAGAAAAAGATGATGACGATGACGATGGTCTCGGAGGATTCTTAGGGTCATTAGGGATTACATTTTCCCCTGAAGACGACAATTAAATAACACAGATTATAAGAAAGTGGTCAATAGACCACTTTTTTTGTATTTATAGGATATGGATAAACATAAACTCATACAGTTAAAAGAATATGCGAAGATCATGAAAGATACTCCGTATGCCCTTAAAACTTATTTAACTACGTACGACAACACAAAAAAGAAATACGTACCATTGGAGTTATTCCCTGACCAAATTGAACTAATAAACGACTACGACAATTATAATGAAAATATAACTCGTAAGTATAGACAGGCAGGTGTATCTACAGTAACTGCCGCTTGGTTATCTAAAAGGATTCAAATGTCAAAACCAGATGAACCTGAGAGAATTCTAATTATTGCCAACAAAAGAGATACTGCAATCGAAATGGCGAACAAGGTTAGAGGTTTCTTAGATCAGTGGCCAGAGTGGATTAATGTTGGTTTTTCGGCAGACAAGAATTCAGAAAGTAGATATAGAATGAATAATGGGTGTGAGGTTAAGGCGGTTGCAACTTCTGCGGATGCACTACGTGGTTATACACCAACAGTACTAGTTTTTGATGAGGCAGCATATATTGAGGCGGGAGAAGATTTTTGGGCGGCGTGTATGGCATCCTTATCCACGGGTGGTAAGGTAATTCTTATCTCTACACCTAACGGACATGACCCAATTTATTATGGAGTATATGATCAGGCGTTAAGAGGTATGAATGACTTTAAAATAACCGATTTAAGGTGGTTTAAAGATCCGAGATATGCAAGTGATTTAAAATGGATTAAAGTGGATGATATTATTCATTATATGTTAAATAGAGAACAATATAATGATGATGAGATAATTTTAGAACAGGGTTGGGAAGGATATGAAGAATTACTCGAACAAGGATACAAACCGTACTCTCATTGGTTTGAGAATATGGCAAAAAAATTCAAGTATGACAAAAGAAAAATCGCACAAGAATTGGAGTGCGACTTCCTCGGTTCTGGTGATGGTGTTATCCCAAGTACAATACAAGACAGAATAAGAAAGACCATGATAAAAGACCCCATGGAAAAATACATGCAGGGTACCTTTTGGTTATGGAAAGAACCTGTTGAGGGTCATAGATATATAATGGGTGTCGACGTATCTCGAGGAGATAGTGCCGATTCATCATCTATATGTGTTATTGACTTTGATGAAAACGAACAAGTTGCAGAATACGTTGGTATGATACCACCCGATGATTTAGCATCCATTGTCTATAAATGGGGTACATTATATAAGGCGTTCGTAGCAACGGATATTACGGGAGGTATGGGTATTGCAACATCTCGTAAACTACAAGAAATGGGATATAAGGACCAATATATTGATGGGGTTAATTCTAATAATATTTGGCAATACAACAAAAAGGCACAAGAAAAGATACCGGGTATAAACTTTAATAATAAACGAACACAGATCGTTGCAACCTTTGAGGAGAAACTTAGACATGGATTTATGGTTAGATCCTCAAGACTGTTAAATGAATTAAATACGTTTGTTTATATTAATGGTAGACCTAACCATATGAAAGGGTCTCATGATGATGCAATTATGGCGATGGCAATTGCTATGTACGTGGGTGACATATGTTTTACACAATTAAAAAGAAGTGATAGCGCTAATAAGGCGATGTTAGATTCTTGGTTATTAACAGAGAGGACATACGAAACTAAAAAATCATTTTATTCTCACGGTACTGCATTTGATGCGGTGGGTGGGATGACCACAGATGGACAACCTTATAACCCATCTAACCAAAATGTTAGTAAAGATCAGTACATGGAACATAGTTGGTTATTTAGTAAAAGAGGATATAGATAATTAAACAGGTTTATAAAGTGAAAAAAAATACGTATATTATAAAGACTAATATTTATTAATATGGCAAAACAAAATATGACGGTGTATCAAAGGTTAACAAAGGTTTTCGGTTTTACGGCTGACCAACCTTCTACACCACCACAATACAAGTTTGATAGGGATACTCTGTTAAAGACAGATAGTAAGGAAGATTATGAAAAATCACTTCTTCAACAACAACAATCTCAATATATTGCGGATAAGTGGTCTAAATTAGATCAGTCCTTATATAATCAATCGGTTTATTACGAACCTAATAGATTGGCCGCGTATTATGATTACGAATCTATGGAATTTACCCCTGAGATATCCGCAGCGTTAGATATATACTCAGAGGAGTCTACAACACTATCGGAAAAGGGAGATATACTTACAGTTTATTCAGAGTCTAAACGTGTTAAAAATATACTTAAGGACCTTTTTGAAAATACATTAGACGTCAATACTAACTTACAAATGTGGTGTAGAGGTTTAGGTAAGTATGGTGACAATTTTGTTTATTTAAAGATAGATCCCGAAAGAGGTGTTGTTGGATGTCAACAATTACCTAACATAGAGATAGAACGACACGAAGGTGCCGCATCTAATGTCCATAAGGCAGAACCCTCATCGAATGTTACAATGCCGAGTAGGGAGTTAAGGTTTGCATGGAAGAACAAAGACATGGAATTCCAAGCATGGGAAGTTGCACATTTTAGATTATTAGGTGACGATAGAAAGTTACCATACGGTACATCAATGTTAGATAAAGTAAGACGTATATGGAAACAACTACTTCTTGCAGAAGATGCGATGTTAATCTATAGAACTTCAAGAGCACCCGAAAGAAGAGTGTTTAAAGTGTTCGTGGGTAACATGGACGATAAGGATATTGAGGCATATGTACAACGTGTGGCAAACAAATTCAAAAGAGATCAAGTAGTTGATCCTGCGAATGGACAAGTCGATATGAGATACAACCAAATGGCGGTCGATCAAGATTACTTTATTCCCGTTAGAGATCCAGGTCAAACATCACCTATTGAGACATTACCAGGAGCACAAAACTTAGGTGAAATTGCGGATATTGAATATATCCAAAAGAAAATGTTGGCGGCACTTAGAATACCTAAGGCGTTTTTAGGTTTTGAAGAGATTGTTGGTGATGGGAAAACTTTAGCGTTAATGGATATTCGTTTTGCAAGAACTATTAACAGGATACAGAAATCACTAATACAAGAATTAAATAAAATTGCGTTAGTACACTTATACTTATTAGGTTTAGAAGACGAGTTAGATAATTTTACATTATCCCTAACCAATCCTTCCGCACAATCTGATTTATTAAAAGTAGAACAGTGGAAAGAAAAGATAACATTATATAAAGATGCTACATCGGATCAGTCTCAGATCGGTATACAACCTGTTTCACATACATGGGCTAAGAAAAATATCTTAGGTATGAGTGATAACGACGTAGTATTAGATTTACAACAACAAAGACTTGAACGTGCACTTGGTGGTGAGTTAGGTGCTACACCTAATATCATTAAGAGAACGGGAGTATTTGATGAAGTAGATAAAAAGTACGGAATACCTGAAGAGGAAAGACAATCTATGGACACTTCTGCATCCGTTGAAGGAGATGACATGGGAGGTGCACCACCTCCACCCGCAGGAGACATGGGTGGTGAAGAACCTTTAAGTGAGGGAACTAAAAAATCGAAGAAATCTAAAATATTAAGTATGTTAGGTGACGAATCACAAGATTTTGATGATCTTTTTGATGTTAATAAAGCACAACAGAATATTTATGAAGTAGAGAATAAAATCAAAGACATATTAAACGACTAATTATGGCA